CATATTTTCAGAAACTGGGTCTTTAGGTTTTTGATCCTCTTCTGTAGGCACGAGCTTATCGACATTTTGTACTCCTATCGTTTGTAACATCTGTTTGTGTAACTGTGGTAGGTCGTATAATTCTGGTGATGTCTGTGCTAACTGCAATACCGTTTGATACTGCACTACTTTTTGCGCCATCGTAGAAGAATTAGGATTAGACACAGGCACAATCTCTACCATATCGTAATCTGCGCGTTTGACTGACCTATTTCCTTGAGATGGTTTGTAAGCGTAGTTAGCTGGTGTGTTGTCTTTAATAATCTCTGCAAGTAATTGAAACTCTTGTTTCATCGCTGCGTGTACACGCGCTTGAACCGAAGACATAACTTTTAGTGTGCGTTCTAATATCGCAAGGGTTGTACCAACAGGTGCTTGAGTAGACATGTCGCTTGCTTTCATATCAGAGATAGAAGCAAACCGTCGTCCCTCATCTACAATATTTTGCATTAGTTGGAAAAGAACCTGACTTGGCTCTTTGTACGGCAACGTCATAATGTTGTCGCGGATAGTTCCGCTGGCTACATCAACATCTCTAAACTCTGCAGGAGATATCGGTGTGTCATCGCCTTTAATTCGCATACCTTTAGTCTTAAACCCACCCGGTAAATTAGACAGGGTTCCTGCATCGACAAGCTGTCTAATTAAAGACGTGCCTGACTTAGCAAACGAACCTAGTAGATGTACTAACCCAAACGCATAAAAGCCAAATCCCGGAATGTACGGGTAGTGAATAAAGTGTTGACGTTTGTTTTTAGCGTCATCGTCCTCTATCCAGTTGCGTCTAATAGCCAATACTTCTTGTGAGCTTTTTTCTATGGTTACTACGTAAGGCAATGCAATGCCTGTCTCGTCACCATCCTCGTCTGTGTCTTCAAACCCTTTTAGGTCTAGTTCCACGTGGAACTCTAATATTTTATAGCGGTCATCGTTAGTTGCGCTGAACCCCATGTTCTCTGCTATCTTCTGTTCTACGTCATCCAGTTCATAGTCGTCAGGAGACCCTAGCTCAACATCGCTGTAGAACCCAGCAGCTTGAAGTTTTTTAACTTCGTTTTCGGTCTTCCGCATAATATGCGTAACTCGTTCTGCTGAATCGAGACTACTGGCTCCATAGGGAACCACGATGTCTTCGGCTGGTACGTATATAGAAACTGGGCGATCAACAGCGGGATCATAGTAAACTTTCTTAAACGCATTACCCGACAGTCCTAAACCCCATAACATTCTTTCGTGTTCACCACGATACTCCGGCATCTTGTCCGTTATATAGTGGTTCATGTTTTCTGCTACGTTAGAAGCAGCTTCTAAATTCTCTGGTGTTTCTTTGCCAATAACTTTGGTCTTAACAGGGCCACCGGGAGGCATTGTTTCCATAATTGTTTCGGATTGAAACTTAACCAACGCTTCAGACAATAACGGATGATAAACACCGCAAGCTCCTGCCCACGGCTCACTACGGTCTTCTATTTTCAGACCCAGTAATTCTAACCCATCTATATAAATTTGTAGCCAATCTTTTCTAGCACTAAGGTCGCCATCAAAGTCAGCCATTAAGTCAGAGGCTATCTTTTCTAAGTCTCTATCTTCATCGTCAAATTCATCAACTAGGTTCTCGTAAAAGTCTTCGCCATCAGGCAAATCAACTTCTACAGTAAGTCCACCTTCGCCACTTATACCTATTTCAACAACTGTACCCATATCTTCTTGGGGTTCTTGGTATTCTGATACAGGTCTTCCATCAGGTAAGACGATCTCTAGTTCTGGTTTGTCTGCCATATCTATTACCTGCTCCTTGCAGCTCTAGTCTTACCACGTTTGGCAATGCCGTCTATGCCTTTCTTTTTAACTAGGCCACCAGCTTGCATATTACTTGTTTTTTTACCGGCTTTTTTCTTAGCTACTTTATCAACAATTTTTTTAGTCATTTTTTTATACGCCCCACCTATTCCGCTGCTTTCAATAGGTGTCAATATTTTTCCAATTCCTAGTGGCATATCTTCTTGCAATTTTTTTACAAAACTATTTTCTTTCGTTCTTTTTTTAACTTCCCCACCCTTGTTTAAAAGTGTTGCTGCTTCTTTACGTGTTTTTCGCACCCGCCCTTCTTTAAACGCATCCTCTCTTTTTCTTCTTGATTCTTTAAGAGCATTAGCTTTCATATCACGAAAATCTGTGCGTCCTTTTCTGTTGTTTGATTTTGTTTCTCTCCCTACCGCAACTCCTGTTGTCCCACTTCCAGCACCTACTTGAACCTTTTTATTTAAGGCTCGTTTTTTCATGCTTTTTTGTAGTCTTTTGCCTGCTTCTTGTTGTTTTGGGGTCGGTGGTTTAATGTCGTCTGCGTTTTTTTTAAGAAACCTATTGACGGACTTAGTTCCTCTTTTAATTGCTCTTTGCCCTGCAGGTGTTTTTAAAAGTGCTTCTGCTGTTTTACTTATTCCTGTTATTATTGGCCCTACCATTGTTCTGTCCTTAGTAATATAATGTACGACTTGTGTTAGCTTTGTATCGTCTATACTCTTTCGTACTGTAGTAATCTTCTGGCTCATCCAATGATGTTTGGACATAACCCCCTTTTCTAAAACGCATCAACGCCATAGACGTAGAATCCACATAGTCATCATGCTCCCCAGCAGGAAAACTTGCAACTTCCTCGATCACTTCTTCTGCCCATCGTGTCGGAGGATACCACACCTTACCCGATGCAAATATATCGGATACTGCATTTAATCTGGATATCTTGTCATTTCCTCGCGTCGGTGTAAACTCCTGCACAGGTACGCCCATAGATCGCAGCTCATAAATAAGCGGCGCACCACTGGCTTTTTTCTCAATAATAATGCTGTCAGGCTCCCACTCTTTGTACTCTTGCATCACCAATCGTTTAAGTTCTGGAAACTCTAACCTGTCTCTAATTGCATTTAGCAATATCAAGTTTGGCTGTGGTACACCTAAATTCTGTTTGGTTCTGTCGTATTCTTCTTCAGACTCGTATTCTTCTGGGTGGTCGGTTGCTTGGTAGAACACACCCCACACAGTACACGCACTGTAGTCAGCTCGGTTGTTTTTCTCAAACGCGGTATCCCACGACATCAATATAAAGTCACAAGGCGGTGGTCGCTCACCCTCCCAGACTTTCCACCAGTCTCGTTTGACAATAGCGCTTGCTTCACTTGTCGGTTCTTGTTGATACTGCGCCATCCACTTACTATGTGGTAACTCATTACGTAAACTTGCTAATTCTTCTAGCGACCAGAACTCAGGCCACAGCGCGTTACCAGAAGGCATAATGGCTGGAAACTCAATCACTCTCCATTCCTCACCATCGCGCTGCATACTGGATTTAAGCACTTGCCCTGTCAGGTCACGCTTACTCCATCTTGTCATTACAACAACAATAGCACCGCCCGGTTGGAGTCGCTGTCTAGGGCCGGACGTATACCACTCGTAAGTCTTGTCATATATGTCTGGATTTATCTCAGCCAGCGTTGCTTCTTGCTCTGAGTGCGGATCGTCGATAATCAGTAGGTCTGCACCCTTACCTGTAACAGCACCACCCACACCAATCGCAAAATAGTCGCCGCCTTTGCTGGTATTCCACCTTCCGGCTGCTTTTGAGTCAATTTGTAGCGCGGTTTCTGGAAAAATGTCCTTATATTCCGCCTGACCCACCAAATTACGCACTTTACGACCAAATCCAACGGCAAGTTCTGCTGTATGTGACGTTTGAATTACTTTTTTGTGAGGAAATTGCCCTAAAAACCATGCTGGAAGCAAATAACTCGCAAATTCTGACTTAGTATGACGTGGTGGCATGTTAACAATCAGTCTTTTGCATTTTCCACTGGCTACATCCTCAAAAGCCTCTGCCATAATCTTGTGATGCCGCCCCATAATGAAGTCAGGCCACATTTTGTTTACAAATTGTAAGAAATTTGTCTTAGATTTCTCTTTTGACAGCAGAGTTTCGTAGTCTTCTAGGTCACGAAGTATGTTTTGTTGTTCTTTCGGCGATAGTGTAGGCAATACTTTAAGTAACTGCTCTAAGTCTGTGTTGTCTAACGACGGTGTTGGCATGTTGTACGCCCGTTTGGGTGCAACTGCGCTCATTTCTTACGATACTGCCGTGTTTTTTTCGCTATCTTCTTCGGTTGCTTAGAAACTTGCTTGCCTTTCTTCGTCGCTTTGCGTTTTGCGCGGGTTGTCGCCGCGTACTCTTTCGCACTTAGCGCCTTTATAGCCTTCTCAGGCAGGTATCTCTCCCCAGTAGCTTTCGCTCCCTGAGTAGATGGCTTACCAGACTTAGTACGCCACTTCTGTTTAGTCCATTTTTTAAGACTTTTTTGACTTTTTGCTAGCGCCACGGGCTTTCTTCTGTGCTGTTTTAGATAATTCTTTCAGATGAAACAACTTTTGGCTAGTTTTACCATGTGTTTTACCAGAATGTAAGTCTCCATTAGGCATCTTATGACTGTTACCCTTCCACTCTGTCCCATCCCGCTTGTAATGTTTGACTCCTTTCATGACCTATAACCTCCTCCTGCTTTCTTATATGCTGCTGCTAACATCTGCGCTTTTCTCGCAGACCACTGACCCGGATTGCCGCCTTTGCCACCAGCTTTAATCCTATTAAATAAATTCTTTCTCATGGTAGGTTTGGTGTAGTTACCTGCTTGATTAACTTTAGACTTTGTTTTCTTTTTAACGACCATCTTTAATAACCTCTCTAAGTATTACTACTAAAAATATAACAAACGCTATCTGTATTAAGTCCACTACCATTTGACCTTGTTGGCCCAATACGCTGCGCTCATCTTGCCTTTGGCAATATTCTTACCGTGCCGTGCTTTGAATGACTTGCGCCGCATCTTCTGTGACCGCGCTTCTCCAGCTTTCGGTTTCCCCGCAGTAGACACGCCTTGCTGACCAAACCGTATGGTCTTTACTTTGCCGCCTTCTTTAGCTACTACTATGTGGGATTTCTTCGGGTGGTTCGGAGTCCGTTTCGGCTTGTTGTATCCGCTCACTCCCGCCCGTTTCAGTCTGCTGTCCTTCGATGTCCCCGCTGTCGCCACTGTTTATCTCCTTTAATTCATCAAACTCACCGTCATGAATCTCGCTTTCTTTCATCCCGATGATCCTAGCAATCTTATCCTTTATCGCATGTTCTAACGAATCCGCTGTATGGTTCACATTTATCTCAGTCTTCTCAGCAAACAACCCAACGTCAGATATCTTACCTAATAACTCCAACGCCCGTAACTCGTGTTTCGTATCCCCACAATCTGACACCTCAACCAACTTGTTGGTCACATAGGTTCTCAGTTGTGCAGAATCCTCAACCACCTGCTTGTCGTATTCACTGAGTATAGACCCCAGTTTTACTGCTGTATAGGTATTAAACACCTGCGTCGGTGCGACCCCTGTTTTCTGTTTAGGTACAGGGCCGGGCGTACTTCGCGTTTCGCCATTAATA